GACGTAGAAGTTCAGAGTACGAGCCTCGTAGCTGTCGGAGTCTTCAGCTTTCGCACGTTCGACTTGAACGCCATTGTACCAGCCTTGCTTCGAGATGCCGTGTTCCTGGAGGACTGCGATCTGATCGACTGTGTAGGTCTTGAACGCATCTGTCTTCTGGAGAGATCCGTTAGCTTCGACAGTCTTGTCACGGATGTTGTTGAGAACCTTCAGAGCAGCTTCTTCGTGAGCGATTTCGACAGTGATACCAGCGACTTCTTCGAGATTTGTCGATTGATCGATGTAGGTACGATTGATGATCGGAATGCTCTTGAGATCGAAGACGACTCGGACGAGATCGTTTTCTGCGACAGAGATCACCTTGTACTTGACCTTCTGGTTCTTGATCCTGTCGAGAACAGCATAGGACACAAGGAATTCAGCTTGAGCGACGTTCAGCTGGCCGTCCTTGACGATCGTGTGATTTCGGAAGATCTTGGTCGGAAACACCGGATCCAGACCGACTGCCTTTGCAGACCGAGGGTTCAGATTGACGACACCGTTGATGGAGAACTGGATCGACAGATTGAGAAGATCCTTGTTCCAGACGAAGTCCTTGATCGGAGTGACGACTTCTTCCTGATTTGCCTGGAAGACGTTGAACTTGTCTTCGGCTTTCCGGTTGATCCGTTCGTAGCTCTTCACGTTGTCTGAGAACGGTACGTAGGACACGTTTCCGTCTTCAAAGAAGATGTTGAACAGATCGATCAGGCAGAATGCGTCCTTCTTCGGAAGGTAGCCAGGAGTGCATCGACCTTCGACGTATCGACCGTTGGAGAAGAGGTCTGCATCTCGAAGAAGTTTCTGAGCATTAGCGACTTCGTCGATGGTGAAGGCATTCATCATTGCGTCAGCGACATACTTATCACCGATGCTGTTCACGACGACGTCAAGTGCCTTCTGACGTTCACCTCGGTAGTACAGCTGATCAGCGTAGGCATAGAAGAAGTCAAGAACGGTATTCGGATCTTCCTTCTGTGTGATCAGCGTAGGTTCGATAGTCTCGCCGTTGACGAAGATCGGTTCGTTCTTTTCTGTGATGACGAAGATCCGGTTCTTCTCGGCGTTCAAACGAGTGAGTTTCATCTGAACAGGCTTGTAGCTTCGAGCATCGCCGCCGACGTACAGAATGTCTCCATTCGAAGAGACGACGTCGAGGTTCAACGGACGGAGACCACGTGAAGAATCGATGCTGTTAGCAAAGAGTTCACTGAAGTCCTTCATCCGATTGCTGTGTACGAACGATCCGTGTTCTGTGACGTCCGAGAGAGTCTGGAGAAAGTCTCGACGATAGTAGTTTCCGAAGCCGATCGAATTCACTGCACTGAGATTGATGTCGAACTTGAGATCAGACAGAGCATACAGAGAGCGAGCGAGTTCTTCCTGGAACGACCAAGGAACAACAGGGCAGCCGTCTGTGAACAGCGTGATCGAAGTCTGATCTACGTGTTGGGCGTATTCTCGAGCGATGTCTGCCATCTTCTTGATCGGTTCCGAGAAGCAGGTGGATCCGACTACCGAGCGATACTTCTCGAGCTTCGATGCAACATCGGATGCACCAGTCGCACCTTCGACGATGACACCGTTCGATCCGACACCAGAATACCAGATGACGCTGAGAAGATCGTTCGATCCACGGATCATGTTCACGAAAGACTTGGCCTGGTCGATCAATTCATCGATCGAGTAGTACATCGAACCCGATCGATCGATACCGACGATGTGATGAGTAGTTGGAACTGCTTTGGACTCCGAAGCATCAGGATCGATCGCAGTAACGTACGTCGGCTTTCCACCGATCGTCACCTTGAATTTGTTGGCTTGCATGTGTGGTTCCTTGTTCTTTGTTGAGGATACACGAAAGACGCAGAAACTATCTCCTGCGTCTGTTTGATTGGCGAAGCTTACTTGACTTCGCGTGTCATCAGAGGTTGACCATTCAGTGACAGAGGCTGGTCAGAGAAGATGTAGTCGCCGTGCCACTCGACGTAAGCGTTGCTGTCTGCAGTGAAGAAGAATATGCCGTCGGTATTCTGACCGTAGGCACCGTCGTAATCAGGCTGTTCGACCATGATCGAAGCTCGATTGTCGAGACTCGCGTTCTGGTCATTCTGAGGAGCTTCGCCAGCCATGAGATAAGCATTCAGAGAAGTCGGCTTGCCGTTGGTTGGATATTGAGCAACGACTCGTCCCATGCTCAGCAGATAGATGTAGCCGTTCATGTTCTCGGTGTTCAGACGCTTGAGCCGTTCGATGAGATTTCGACGTTCGATCGAAACATCGATGCGAGGTGCAGGCTGAGCAGTCTGGAGTCGGATCTGATTGTTCTCGACAGCCTTCGCATTGGTAGTTGTGGTCGAAGGAGATGCAGGTTCACAACCAGCAAGGATGACGAGCGCAGTCAGGCAGATGAACTTCAATTTCATGGTAGTCTCCGTGTTGTTAGAAGCTTTCGGGTCGGTACGACATGTAGACGACGAACGAATAGGCGATTACGACCAGGCCGAAGTAGACCCATCCGTAGTGGTTCTTGATGAACCGAAGGAGTCTGTGAAATTTCTCGAGCATGATCTTCCTCTTAAATCATTACAGTATTGATGTAACACATTCGATCATGGAGGAGAAACTGTAGTTTTCTCATGAAACCTCATGAGGTTCTTCTTCCGATGCTCGAGGAATTCACGAGTGAATTTCGAATTCTGGTTGTCGTCACCTCCGAACGAGATCTTAATCGTCTCGATGCACTCGTCGAAGGAACGTTCGATGGCTTTCTGGATCTCGTTCATTTGCTCTTCCATTCTTCGACGAGTTCGTCGACGACTTCCTTCTGGATGATAGGCACGACATTCTCGATTTCCCACCGTTGGTGTTCATCGGAAGCATAGAGATTCTTTTGAGAGATGGCTTCTCGGCGTTCGTTTCGAAGATAGTCGTTACAGTCGAAAGTATACACGATCGGCTTGTCACGGAACATGAATTCGATATTGAACTCGACGAGATATCCACCTCTCCCCATCATGTCTACGAAGTAAGCAGGAGTAATAGAAATGACGTGGTCGAGATCGATCCATCGACCTGATTTCATCTTATACGGACGCATTCTTTTTCTTTCCTCTTTCCTTGGTGATCATGGACTTCAGAGTTCGCATCGCCTTCTCGAAGATTTCATGCGAATCGAAGTTGTCTTCTGTCTGGCTTGCGAATTCATCTTTCAGAGCGGACAGTTTCGTCGGAAACAGTGAATGACTCTTCGGAGAGATGTTGAACCAGTCATCTGTCTGAAACCTGCTGAGTCTCGTTCGCCATTCCGGTCCGATCGGACGGAGCCAACCGAAGTCTCCGTTCTTCTTCGATCTCTTGCCGTATGTGAACACGTTCTTCCAGACAGCGTACGCGTATTTTCCACGGACGGTGATGACGTGGTATTCGACGACCTCTACCTTACCGGTCGTCTCGTCTGTGAAGATGTGGTAGTAGATCTTGCCGAGCTTAATCTCTGTCATCGATCTTGCCTTTCAGGAGATCCAGCACGTTCGAAGGCTGTAGCTTTCGAAGTTCTTCGATAGTCAACGACTTGATAGATCCGTCCTTCAGACCGTCGTCTATCATTCGATCTAACGGAGTCTTCTGCTGAGCTGGGAAGTAACGCTTCAGAACTCGACGAAAGGCAGCGATGTGTTTCTTCGCATCCTGAACAGCAGGTTCATCCGGATTGTTTCCGTAAGCGTCGATGAGTCCGTCTTCGTAGTCGATCGCTTGATGAAGTGCGAGACGGATAGCTTTTTTATCAGTCAGTGCCATCGTTGCTCTCCGTGTTGAAATCGAGAATGAACGGTTCTTCGCCTCCAAAGAAGACGTAGTTCCAGTGAGCGACGTCATATTCTGCACGACCTCTGATCTTGTAGACGTGAGGAGTGATCTCTCGATCTCCGACTCGGATGAGAACGAAGAAGTCAGAAGATCCGTCAGAGAGCTTCATCTCACGAACGGAAACTCGTGGTCTGCATGACGTTGAATCGAGAAACTCCGTGTATGCTGCTTCGTCTTCCTTCGTCCATGGATCGCCGTTGACAGCGTGATAAGCGAGTTCTTCATCCGACGATTTCGATGACATCTTCAATTCTCCTTCTGGAATTCTGCTTGTTCTCTACGAACCACACGGGGTCCAGCGTAACACCGTTCTTGATTACCCATGCATGTTCGTGGTTGCATACGATGTACGTCTTGTTCTTGTCGCACTTGTTCGAACGTTTGAATTGAGTCTCGGTCATGTAGACAGGCCTGGTAACGTAGAAGGAGTCTGGAACCCAGGAGCATGTGAGCTTGTCGGAATGGTGGACGAAGTTCATTCGAAGTCTCGTAAGGATCTTTCGCATGATATGCAACGGTGTTCCAGTAGCTTGCCATCTGGAAGGAGTAATCTCGAGTGCAGCTTGCTGATAGACGAATGCTCGAGGAAGACCGGTTGCAAGAGTGATTGCGATCATCGAGCAAGATTTCGGACCGAAGTAGTCGTACCATTCAGAATGAGCAGGAAGTTCTACTTCAGGAGTATCCGATGAAAAGCGAGAAAACTTTTTGTTGGACATTTAGTTTCATCTCCGTGAATTGTTATTAGAATCATACTAAAACAGGTTCACGGAGATGTAAATCAGAAAGTTTCAGTTTCAGAACGAAACGTGATCTTCACCGGGCTTCGGATCCCAGGAGAGGACTCTCCAGCCAACAGGGACGTAGTGAACGAGTCCGTAAGCATCGATCACAGTGTGTGCTCCGGAGTCACGGACGTGAAGAGCGATTGGATTCTCGATGAGGAATTCGAAGTCATCATCGAAGGTGTACAAACGGCATTCTTCGGTCTCGAGACTGCTGAAGTCCATGGACTCCGGAACTCGGATCTCGTCGAAAGTGATTTCCTTGATGGCCTTTTCGTATTCGACTGCATTGTCGTAGTAGTCGAATTCGGTGCCGTCGTTTGCAGTCCAGACTGTTCTTGATACAGGCATGCTATACTCCTTTGAGGTTTGTGTCTGGGAGACTGAAGTCTCCGCAGATTCTGATGACGTCTGCGAATTTCTCTCCGAATTCGTCACAGATCCAGTAATGCAGAGAATCTTTATCGTGACGTCGAAGAACAGGGCGTTCGTGTTGTGGAAGATCCTTCCAAGTCGTTTCGATAGACGTCCACACGTCGTCGAGAGAACCGAAGAACAGTTGGGCGTAAGCACGACCTTCTTTCTTAAGAACGTCTACTCGATAGACTGTCATCAGATTTTCTCCACGAGAGTCTTCTCGACCTTGCTGATGCTTCCACCTCCACCCCATTGCCAGAAGCGATGGAGAGTCACAGCTTTTCGAACAACATCGTCGAGTTTGCCTTCGAAGTAGCCGAGATGAGGTTGATGATGCGATCCACCCATGTCACAGTTAGGATCTTCACCTTCGACTTTCCACGTGCCTTCTTCTTCAAGGCTGTGGTTCTCGAGGAGTTTCGCTCCGGACCACGTATTAGTAAGGTAGCGACGATAGTCTCTTTCCGCTTGAGTGTAGACACTCTCTTCGTGTTCGATCGCCTTAGCTTGAGTGTCGAATTCCTTTCCATCGTGAGCTACGTAGATTTCCTTCTTCGTTACCACAGAGATTCTCCTTATGCAACGATTTCGAGGACTTGTGCAAGGCGACGTCGAGTTCCTTGCTTGTTCGGAGCGATCCAGGTCGGATCTACCGTCTTCTTGTCATGGATCAACCAGACGTGATCGCGAGAGACAACCACGTAGGTCTTTTCTTCTTTCGCGATGTTGTTGATGAATTCTTTCTCAGTCTTCTTGGTGTGAAGCTGATCGACGTAGTGCGTTTCGTTCTTCAGAACTGTTGTGATCGTAAGATCTTTGAAGTCAATTCCGACGTGTTTGAGGACTGATTTGATTTCCTTCATTGTCAGACCGATCTTTTTCCAGTAATCGGTCTTCACGACTTCCGGAATAACGGTATTCATCAACTTTTCCTCGTCGATGCCGGTGATATTCGATAGGGCGACGAACGAAGAAGGCGCCTTCGTAGACTGAGTGATCAGCGGAAAATCGGCAGCTGATACATCGATCTTGACTGCAGTTGACATAGGTGTTAACTCCTTGTTAGTTTTGATGAGAACAGTTGTAAACTAAAACGACAAAACTGTAAACAAGAAAATGAAAGAATTAGGAGGACCGAAGTCCTCCACTCTGGTGATCGTTAACCGTGACGCTCGAGAGCATCGGCGATGAGATCGTCGTGTTCAGCCTTTCGGATCACTCGACGTACGTTCCGTGCGTACTCACGGGCGTTGAGGAGAGTGTTCGCGAATTTTCGGATGATCGAAGCGAAGGACATCCGAAGCGGTGCTTCATCCTGAGGAAAGTTCATTCCGATCGGTTCATTCCGCTTCTGAGCAGAGATGCAGTCGGAGACGTTCTTGTACGTGAACTTCCAGATGCCGACCCATTCGATGTATTCTTCGTGAGTCAGACGTTCGAAATCGATGTTCGTGACTTCGGCGACCTGTCTGGAGATCTCGCCGATGGTAATGGCTCGTTCGAGTTCTTGAGGCGTGTATGCGTTCGAGCGGTAGGTAGACATTCGTTTCTTCCTTCTGTTACAGTTTCACTTCGACTCAGCAGGCTTGCCGAGCAGGTAAGTCGAGTTGCGAGTTTGTACGACGTTGTACGGTGAAAGTTCTCCTTCGACGACCTTGCTCGTATAGACGAAATCGTTGTCGAAGAAACGACGCTTCTTGTCAGCGTAGATGAAGCCGGAGATGCCACCGCCGAAAAGAGGAGTCCAGTTCTCGAGACGAGCATCATAGTCAGGCTGCTTCTTGCCGAGAAGATAGACTGACGACTTCGTAACGACCAGATCGCCTTCCTTCAGATCATCGAGATCCATGTTGCCGAACTGCGGCGTCGTCTTGATGTACTGTCCGTCGGTGAAGCGTTCTTTCGCATCTTCGAAGATGTTTCCGAAGAGGTTCTTCTTGTCGTCTGTCAAACCCCAGTTCTCGAGGCGTCCTGTATGCTGTACCATCTGATTTCCTTTCTACATCGAGTAGAGTTGCATTTTGGTTCGGTAGTTGGCTATCCACAAAGACAGATTCTGATGGATCTGTTCATCGATCAGGTTGTGGTTCGGTCCTTCGCAAGAAGTTTCGATCTTCTTTTCGTTAACACCGACTGTCATGACGAAATGTGCGATAATGTCTTGGTACGACTCTTTCACAGTCGGGAGCGACGTTTCGAGTACGAGTACAGAATGATTTCTAAAGCTAATGCGGATACGTGTGAACATAACGTTCCCTCTACGTTACGGGTTTGACATTGTGATCGTACTCCAAACTGCTACGATCTAGAAACTAAAGTTAGTCTATCAGCTTCAATTCTTTCTCGTCGAAGCTAATCTGTCTGTCATAGCTGTCGAGCTTCACGATGAACCTGAATGGGAAAGCTTCGCCAGGAATCGCCTCGCGGACGATGACACCTTGGAGCTTGTAGAAGGACGAAATATCGTTATCGATCGCGACTTTGCTTCCGATCTTAAACATCAATAATCTCCAATTCAGTTTCTTTGAAAGGTACGACAGGCATTTTCCTCGTGGATCCGTTGGTCTCAAATTTCACAACGATCCTGAACATTGTTTCGCGATGTCTGATCTCGATGATTGTTCCTGATTCCTCGAAGAAGCAAGACTCCTCGTTGGATATCCGAACTTTCTGACCGAGTTCAAACATTTTCGCTCTCTTTCTGACGAATAGCTCTGAGTTGATTTCGAAGAGCAGGGAGGTGATGGGTGAACGTGTGCAGTCCGTCGACGATCAGATTGCAGTATCGACCGATCTCCGGACGAAGAACTTGAATTCCGAATAGTCCGTCTTTGGACTCGACGATGCGCCACCAGGTTTCGCCTGTCTCGTAGCAATCGATGACAGGCATACCTTCGCCAGGTCCGCGTTGCTTCTTTCGAGTGCGACGGTGGAGGAAAGAAGACGTAGTCTTCGGATCGAAGTTCTGATTGATTCGACGCATTGCCAGCTCCGTGTGTTGTTATTGATCGAAGTGTAAAACATTTCGAACAAGACGTAAACTAAAAAATTTCTGACTTCTCCTCAGAGTTTCTGATTGTGAGCTTCAGTGATCATATCACGAAGCTGAATGAGTTTCAACTTCCTATCTTCGAAAATCTTCACCATCCAGGCAGGTTGGTCTTTCAGAGTCGTT